AGAGATAGATCGTTAAGTTTTCAGGTAGTATTTACTGGATGTGATGAAGAAGAGAATATACATGGTGGTGCAATGTGGGCTAGAATGCCTATAGCCGCTTTGGTTGCAGACACAGAGTTAGATGAGTGGCCGGAACTAATGCCAACACACTTTGCTCAACCGTGGGACTGTTCTTCCAGAAATCATGCTGTAGTTGTTCTTGATAGAGTATCTTCAAGTCCTTGGATATGTAAAATAAATGGAGAGTTCTACACAGGTCGTTATATGTTTACCATAGATTATACTGATAGCTATATTTCAGATGATCCTGCACAGCATAAACAATCACATGTATTAGAACTTATAGATGCAGATGAATTTACAGGTAACATTGTGGCGTTACCTAATAATAGAGTTAGAGTAACTAACCCTGCTTTGTGGGTTACAGGTGAGGGTGCGCCAGACTTTGCACCAAGTCAATATATACACTCAGCAGAAATAGATAATACTTATATGAACCCTAATATTACTTTTAACAACTTATATGCAGAGGAGATTGAAGATGAAGAGGACGAAGAGTAGGTCTAAAGGCGGTGTTGTTCGACGCCAACGTGGTGGCGGCATGAAGATGACCAAGTACAAGTCTAAAGGTGGTACTGTGCGTCGTCAACGTGGTGGTGGAATGAAAATGACTAAGTACAAGTCTAAAGGTGGTACTGTGCGTCGTCAGCGTGGCGGTGGTATGAAGATGACCAAATATCGCTCTCGTGGTGGCCGTGCAAGGTAATGCGTAAAAAACGTGATCCTAAAGTTGGTACAGGAAAAAAACCTAAAGGTTCTGGACGCAGACTTTATACTGATGAAAATCCAAAAGATACAGTTGGTATAAAGTTTGCTACTCCAGCAGATGCTAGGGCTACAGTAGCAAAGGTTAAACGTATAAATAAACCTTATGCCCGTAAGATACAGATACTAACTGTAGGAGAACAACGTGCCAAAGTTATGGGTAAAACTCAAGTAGCTTCTATATTTAAAAAAGGTAAAGAGGCTCTAAGAAAAACAAGAGGTACAAATGTCAAAATCAAAAAGTAAATCACCTACACCAAAGAATAAACCGTTATATGCAAGAGTAAAGGCAGAGGCTAAACGTAAGTTTAAAGTATATCCTAGCGCCTATGCCAATGCTTGGCTAGTTAAGACATACAAGAAGCGTGGTGGTACTTACGCATGAGCTTGAAAGAATGGTTTGGAAAAGGCCCAAAAGGAGATTGGGTGGACATTGGTGCGCCTAAAATTAAGGGCAAGTTCCAAGCCTGTGGACGTGCGTCTACAAAGTCAAGCAAAAGAAAATATCCAAAGTGTGTGCCACGGGCCACAGCTAATAAAATGACTGCTTCACAAAGAAAAAGCGCAGTGGCAAGAAAGCGATCAAAAGCTCAAGGTGTTGGTGGCAAACCTACTAACGTCAAAACATTTGCTAAAAAGAAAACAACTAGAAAAAGGGCTAAAGCATAATGGCAGTTTCAGGTACATATGACTTTAACCTTGATATAGACGAGGTTATACAAGAAGCTACGGAGATGATTGGGGGCGAAGATACTCTTGGTCATGAACCTGCTTCTGCACGTCGCTCTATCAACCTTATGCTTAAAGATTGGCAGAACAGAGGTGTGCTTCTCTGGAGTACTTCTGTTTCTAATGTAACTGTATCTGCAAGTGTAGCTAACTATTCTCTATCTTCTTCTACTGTAGATGCTCTAGAAGTTGTTATAAATAGAGATGATACAGATTTACAGCTTGAACGTATAACTCCTGAAGAGTATCTTCTTATACCTAATAAGACACAGAAGGGTCGTCCTAATCAATACTCTATTCGTAGAGGTCGTGATAACCCAGTGCTGTCTCTATGGCCCCTACCCGATAACTCTACAGACATTTTGAAGATAGAGCTTGTATCTGAACTTCAAGACGTGAACAAATCTGCTATACAAAATGCAGACTTGCCTAAAAGATTTTTGCCTTGCTTGACCTGCGGTCTTGCCTATTACATGGCAATGAAGCGTCCTCTTGTTCCTGAAAATAGGATCATGATGTTGAAGGCAAACTATGAAGAACTTCTTATGAGAGCTATGGAGGAAGATCGTGAAAGGGCTTCTATGTATCTTCGTCCTAGACTAAGGTATATATAGTGGCTAGTAATAAAAATGCTCTAGCTATGTGTGACATATGTGGGTTTGTATATCCACATAGAGTAATGCAAATGAATAGCTATGGGATGCTGGTATGCCCAGAAGACTTTGAAGGACAGTTCGATCTGAAGAACCATCCTCAGAATAAAGTACCTGATGTAAGAGATAATCCAGCTATTCTCAATCCTCGTCCAGATGTGGGCGGTAGAAATCTTACATGGAGCGAGGCTTCAAGTACTTGGGGATCAACAGATAAATATTGGAATCTAATATGACAGATTTAACAAGCCAACTAATATCAAATACATATAAGAAGATAATACTTGTTAGTTCCTCTGCAACTAATACCGGTGTTAATACTTCTCTTAAAGCTGTACAAACTGGTGATGGAGAAAACACTGCATTGAAGCTGGCAACGAATGCAGTGCAGATTACTGGTGCGCTGGGAGTAACTGGTAACGTATCTTTAGATTCAAATCTTCATGTAGATGATGCTGTATGCGCCAGTGCTTTCTATGGAGATGGTTCTAATCTATCAGGTGTAACAGCTACAATTGGTGGTAACATATCTGTTAGTAATGCTACAGTAGGTGGTAACTTACATGTTGCTGGAACTGCTACAGTAGCTGGTGCTACGCATCTGCAAAGCACAGTATCAGTTGGTGGGGCTGCACACTTTGGCTCTACAGCAACGGTAGCAGGGGCAGCACAGCTTCAAAGCACAGTAACGGCTGTAGGTGCTGCTACATTTAAGTCTACAGTTACAGTAGAGAATGCAGCTATACTTAAAAACAATGTGTCAGTTGGTGGCACGTTTGCAGCGGCTGGTGCAGGAACATTTACTTCTAAGACAGATTTTAAAAATGATGTATCAGTCAGTGGTCGCCTAGATGTAGCAACGTCTGTTTGTGTTGGTGGCATTGCAAAGTTTAGAGACAATGTGTCTGTAAGTGGAAACATAAATGTAGTTGGTAATGTAACTGCTGCTGAGTTTCATGGTGATGGTTCTAATCTTACAAACGTAGAAGCTGAACTTGGTATTACTACAAATATCTCTGTATCAGGATTTATACATGCTGGTGGTAGCGTATCTGTTAGTGGACCCTTCAATGTTGTGGGTGCAGCTACATTCCAGAGTGGTGTATCTGTAAGTGGTAATGCTAATATCAATGGAACACTAACTGTGGCGGCTGCTACATCTCTGGCATCTACACTTACAGTTGGTAGCATTGCAACATTTAAAGATGATGTAAGTGTAAGCGGTGATACAAGACTAGGTGGTACAGTTACTGTAGGTGGTGCAGTAAGTCTTGCTTCTAGCCTAAGTGTGGGTGGTGCAGCAAACTTCCTGAGTACTGTAACAATAACTGGTAACAATGTTCAGGCAGCTAATGCAAGAGTATGTGCAAGTGCCTACTATGGAGATGGCTCAAACCTTACTGGTATTAGTACATCAATAGAAGGTAACATATCTGTAAATAATGTTTTAGTTGGTGGGACACTTACAGTAGTTGGTGCCGCACAGCTTGGGTCTACAGTAACTGCTGTTGGTGCAGCTACTTTTAAAGACGCTGTATCAGTATCAGGTGGACTTACAATAGGTGGTGCAGTAGCTGTATCAGGTGGCTCTATTGATCTACGAACAAGTGCTTCTGATCCTGCATATATTAGATTTTACTGTGAGTCTGGTAATGCTCACTATGCTCAACTAAGATCACCACCTCACTCTTCTTTTAGTGGCAATCTAACTATTACACTACCAGTTAGCACAGCAACAATAGTTGGTACATCTACTACTGATACTCTTACTAATAAAACTTTTGGTGATGCAGTTAAGTTTGAGTCTACAGTAACTGTCAGTGGTGCAGTTAGCATTGGCGGTGCAGTAAGCATTGGTGGTGCTACAAATTTAGCAAGCACGGTTACTGTGGTGGGTGCTGGTACATTTAAAGATGATGTATCCGTATCAGGCAATGTAAACATAGGTGGCACAGTAACTATAGGTGGTGCTGTATCATTAGCATCTACATTGTCAGTAGGAGGTGCAGCACACTTTGGTTCAACAGTAACGGTGGCTGGTGCAGCAATCTTTGAAGATGCAGTGTCAGTATCTGGTGCAGTAAATATAGCTGGTAACACTTCTATTGGTGGTACACTAATAACAACAGGTAAGGCAGAGTTTGAGGATGATGTATCTGTCTCTGGTAATACTGTGCTTGGAGGCACTGTAAGAGTTGTAGGGGCAACATCATTAGAAGGTGCGGTTGATCTTAATAGCACTCTTACTGTAGCTGGGGCAGTCAGCTTAAACTCTACACTTAGTGTTGGTGGTGCAACCAATCTTCTTAGTACAGTAACGGCTGCTGGTAATGCTGGCTTCTTAGGCACTGTGCGAGTATCTGGTAATACCTCACTAGAGGGGCAGCTACAACTAACTGAGTCAGCGGCTGCTGCTGTACATACTACAGCTATCAATGGTGTAACATCTGTATCTCTTAACTTTGGTATAGCGCAGAACTTCTTTACCTCTGTTACTGCTGCACATACTCTGGCACGTCCTACTAATGCAAGAGTAGGACAGGTTGGTAGTATTCTACTGATGCAGGATGGTGGGTCTGGTACACTATCTTATAATGCATGTTTTAACTTTATTGGGGGTACAGCACCAACATTATCTACTGCTGATAATGCAGTGGATAGATTGGATTATATTGTTGTATCTGTTTCTTCTGATGATACTGCTGAAAATATTCAAGCAGTAATGACTCAAGCTTATAGTTAGGATAAAAAGTAGTGGTATTTAGTAATAACTTATTAGCAGGTTCTGGAGGTCAATCTACAGGATATGAGATTGATCAGTCTATTCGTTTTAACGACGATGATTCTGCTTATTTAACTCGTACTCCCGGAAGTGCAGGAAATCAAAGAACTTTTACTTTATCAACGTGGGTAAAGTTCAGCACCATTAAAGCGGATAACATTGTTTTTTCAAGTTGGATAGCTAGTGGGCCAAGTGCTTACGCATTAGTTTACATGGACGGTAATTTTCAGTTGCGTTTTGAAGATCAAAACAATACTAAAATTATTACTACTAGAGTTTTTAGAGATGTAGCAGCTTGGTATCATATAGTTATAAGAGTGGACACAACAGACGGCACTTCTGGTGATCGCTACCAGATGTATATAAATGGTGAGCGGCAAACAAGTTTCAGCACCGAAAGCCAACCCGCCCAAAACTATCAAACTAACATAAACAAAGCGCAGCCTCATTACCTTGGCCGTAACGGTTATAGTTTGGCAATGCTCTATAGTGATTTGTACCAAGCTGAGACACATTTTCTTGATGGCACAGCATATGATGCTAGTTATTTTGGTAAAACTAATAGTGCTACAGGG